ATAAACGGTGTGGATGTGGATGCCGTTGCACCCTCTGGAACATCCGCAGACGTAATGAACCCACTGTCATTAGTCAAGTCGGATGTTTTGGTAGGAACAGCACCGCTGACCAAGGATTTTATTTTGTTCCATAAATAAAGAACACCATCATTATCAAGATATTTATTTGCCATATTGTCACCTCAGCATTTGTTCTAATTCCATATTTGTTATTCGCTCCATAGGAGGAAGTACAAGACCTGCTATTTCTTCCTTGTCGACCATGGTAAGTACATAGTCATCGCCGTCGTCGACAATGAAGCTCTGGGTACCATAGCGGTCTACTACGGTGACCTCATGGCCACCGGCTGTCTCCAGTACCTGTATCTGCGGAGAGAAGCCGTCCGTTCCGTTGGCTCCGTTAAGTCCGTCAGTTCCCGGGTCGCCTTTCGCCCCACGTACTATTCGCGCTAAATTATACAGTACATCGGGTGGCCCGCATGGATGCGGGGGGCACGGCTCCGGGCACGGCGGGGCCTCGGGCATTTCGGCCGGCTCGGGAACCGGGGCATCCGTGGGGAAGTTCGCGTCTATACCAAGTTCAAGCAAGTCATATGGGGTCATGGGTATAGAGGGCCAACGAGCCATTTATTTTCACACCTTTCGGTCGTTAATTTCAAAATAATAAGATAGCGGAGAGCCCGAAGGCTCCCCGCTTGGACATGGCGAGATTAGTCGCCGATATTGAGGATGGAGTCTCCCATTGCGATGGGATAGTTGTTCGCATCGACCTCGACGACGCGAACCACTTTGTGACCGGCTGTCGGAGTAATTTCCAGACCGTTGGACGTAAGCTGAGTCCAAGCACTGGTGGTAATGGCGGTGCCAAAAGCAACAGAGGTCAGACCAGAAGCGGCCGCGGCGGTCACGTAGTAGCGTGCGGCACCATCCAGTGCGCCCGGTTCTACAATGATTTTAGATTTACCAGTAGTCATGCTAGCGGCGGTAGTGACGTTCAGCGTCTTCAGCACGGGCTGAGAGCCGAGGTAGTACAGAGCTTTGGCTTTGTTGTTAAGCACAAAGCAGTCGAACATGTGACGACCCTCGACGAGCCAACCGTTAATTCCGGGAGGGTTGTCGTGGATGCGGTAGTCGGCGAGCTGCTCGGGAGCAACGGTTGCCACCGGGTGCACCATAATCATGGCCGCACCTGCGGGCAGACGGGAGGCCGGTACTTTGATGATACGAACCCCGTCGACTTCGCCCATGGTGCCTTTAATCAGCATCTCCTGTGATTTGTCGCCGTAGCGGACAAATGCCGGGTCCTGCTTCAGCAGGTTAGCGAAACGGTAGGAGCAGTAAGCGAGACGACCTTCATCGGGAACGTTGGCGTTGCCCAGTGCTTCGTTGGCTTTGAGGAACAGTTCATAGACATTAGACTTGGTAGCCTGTGTGGTATCGACGTTACCGATTGCGGTAGCGGCGGCGGCCCAAGTGCTAAAGCAGTAGCTGTCGAACTGCGGGATAATCTGCTCATCGAGCTGACGACTCAGAGCTTTGCCCGCGTCGGAGACCATCATGGACTGGACTTTATCACCTTGGTCAATGGTGAAGGTGAATGCCTTGTCCTGCGTAATGGTCAGTTCCTGTACGTTGCGGGTGAGGTCCTGCGGAACACCATAGCGGAAGAATGCGCCGCCGCCGGTGTTGACAGTACCATTGCGGTTGTAGTCCACGAGGGGGACGGTGGGGATGGAGTAAACACGAACGGTTTCAACTCCAGTGAACTCGGTCTTGTAGGCATTGCCAAGACCGGGGGTGACCTGAGATTCACGGGTGAATCTCTCGTCAATCTGAGTAGAGTACTTCAGTGCAAGATTGCGAGACATAGGCGTAGTTCCTTTCTAATAGAAAGCAGAACGTTACCACCTTGCGCCTTCTTCGAATCCGACCAAGAACGGGTCGGTGGGTTCATTACCCTCGATTCCGTGGCCGGTAACTCCCGTGACGGGAGCCCTCTTTGCGGTTTCTGCGTTCTGCTTCAAAACTTTGTTTTCTCTTACAAGGCTTTGAACCTGCTGTGCTTGGCTGTTCCTCTCGTACTTCTTATAGACATCGAGAAGTCTTTCCCCGGAAGTCACGGCAGTCTGGGCTACCTCAGCAGGAAGCTCCTTGCCTACCAACTCTGGGTACTCAGCCAACAGCTCTTCCACCTCGGACTGGAAGTCCCGGCCCTGTGCGGGGGCTTGTGTCTGGGCTGGAGGTGTGCTTTCGGGCGGGGCCTCGACCGCGGCCGACTGGACGCTGTCCAAGTCTTCCATGGTGTATCCAAGGCGACGCTCCATAATGTCGCGGGCTACGTCCGGGTTAACCGGGTATTCCTTGTCGTGAACCAATCTGTCAATCTCGTTCTGGAGATGATTCTTGGCCGCGGCAATGAGCATAGCGTCCGCGTCTTCGAAGCCCATTCCCTTCGCAAGTTTCGTAGCTCGGTCGACGGTTCCTTTCATCTTACCCATCTGGGCTTGAACTCGGTCGACGACCTGTGCCTTCTGATACATGTCGGGGAGGTCTGCTTCGTCCAGTTCTACGTCAAGGTCATTGTGGTCGACCTTTGCCGTGAACTTAAATTTGCGAGAAGTGTCTGCGACAGGTTCTGGCTCTGTGGTGGGAGCTTCCTGTTCCACGTTCTCGGTTCCCTCTTCGACCGTGGTGGGGTCTACTTCGGGTACGGAATCCTCTGCTACGGGGGTAGATTCCTCCGACGTCTCGGGTTCATCTGTCCACGATGCTTCGTCAAAGAAGTCGCCTACGCCGTCCCAGCCCTTGGGGATGATGGCGAAGTCGTCCTGTGCTTCAACTTCGGTTCCGTTAGTTCTGGTTTCATCCATTGCATTTGTTCCTTTCATGGTGAGATTGGAAAAATTAATATGATTCGGAGACCGGGTTCATGCGCCCGGGCTCCGCGTATATGTATCGCCGTCTCTCATCAGAAACGGCGATTTGTTTTATTCAGTTGCGGGCGGTATTATGCGCCGCCCTGCGCTACCAGAAGGGCATCCTGTGCTACCTTCGGTATCTGGCTCCACTTAGACTGTATGTTCTGCGGCATGCCCTGTATGGTCTTTGCCGCGTCGATTACGCCGCCGCCCGAGCCCATGGTCTTGTACATGGCCTCGGAACCGTCGGCCGACTGTGCGGCCATGGCCTGTTCCTGCTGAGAGACTTCGTTCTCCCCGCCGAGCATCGCGCCCGCGAGGCCGGGATTGTTCTCGACCATCTGCTGGTCAAGTCCCATCTGGGCCGCCTGTGCGTTGAGCTTGTCGATAAGCTCCTGCTTCTTCGGGATGAGCTTATCCGGGATACGTTCGAGGTAGTCAATGAAGCCGAGCATACCTTCACGTCTGAGGTTATCCAGAGTCTGTACCATGGCAATCTCAGAGAACGTGGTCGTGGCACCGACATCCACTCGGATGTTGAACCACAGATGCTTGAGCTGACTGAAGTCGAACTCTTCCACGACTCGTCTCGTTACCGTCTCCATCATCATCTGGCCGGTCATGGGGTCGAGGCGGGGCTGTCCTGCTTCGTCCAGTACCGGCTCCTCCATCTCTCTGTTCTTCACGATAGGACGGGTACCGTAGTAGGTACCAATCATATCGAGCAGTATCGCTCCGATGTCTTCTACCCACTCGTACATGTTCGCCCTCGGGTTCTCCAGAGGCACGTCCGAGTTAGACTGCAACACCATCAGAGCGGAGGTGTTGTCCGGGTTGACGTTGCCCATCTGCACGTCGGTTACGCCCAGACACTCACGGGTGTAGCCCATGGCTGTGTCGATGGTGCCGACGATTTGGTTGGACATGTCGGCCACGTCTACGGCCGACGCTACGTCACCGATGGCTTGCCCCGGTGCGAGGTTCCGCACGCCGATGGCCTGTCCGACCTCGTTCGACCAGTTGCCGATGAGGTCTGCGTTATAAACGATTTTCGGGAAGCCGAGGAGCTGTAGGTGACGCATGACCATAGCGAACATACTATTAATGTAAATCTGGTTCGGCACGATGCCGGTGACCAGAGCACGTCCGTGGTACTGGTTCTTCTGGTGCTCCCAGTTGCCCCACGCGACGGGGTACAGAGACAGGCCGGTGTCTACGTTCTCGTAGATGACCGTACTGCGGGTAGCCATCGTGGCGTACACCGTACTGACAATCTCTGTCGCTTCCTTCATCTTATAGACCGGCTTGCCTCCAAGCATGAGGTCTTTGCCGTTCTCGTCCTTCTCGATGATGGGTTCGCCCTTATCATTGAGGACTGGCTCGGTCTTGACCTCCCCGGTCTTCGGGTCTCTTATCTTCTCTTCGTGTTCGACCTTGGTGTAGAGCAGGACATACAGAGCTTTCTCGTTGCTCTCGTCGGTGTTGGGTATCTCCTTGTCGCCACCCTCACCTATCTGCCACATGGTCTCACGGTCTTGGGTCACTTTCGTTTTGACCTCGTCCTTGGGCTGAGACTTCTTGTCTCTCTTCGTCCACCGCTCCTTCATCCACTGCAGATGCTGTACGGTGTCACGGCCGATGAGCAGGACGTACGGCTGTTTCTGTACACGACGGTCGTTCGGGTTACCGAACATCACGTTGATACCGTCGACCAGTTCCATCTCAATCTCGCCCTTATGCTCCCCGAACGCCCCGCCGTAGGGCCGGGCATCCGCGTCCCAGTAGAAGTGGGCACAGTAGTCGCCGGTGACTGCACCGTCGAAGGAAGCCTCACGGATACGGTAGTCAATCTTAAACTTCTCCAGAAGGTTCTCCACCTCGGCGTTGGCCATCTCACAGGCACTGCTCGTGGGGTCAGCGTCGTTCTTCGCGTCGTAGTAGGCAAGCGAGTCGAACGAGATGGTCGTGCCCGTGGCGTTCATACCCGCCACCTGCAGGGACACGATACGCTTGATTATGTTGAACACCGGCTTCGGCAGTCGGCTCATGGCCGGTGTCTGCGGGAGGTGTACCCACTGGTTACCGGCAAAGAACTCCGTGTTCGTGTTAACCACGTCGTACTGGTTCGGGGTCAGCGACTCGTTGTACGCCCGCCCCGCCTCGTAGAACTGCCAAGCCTTGGTCTTGTTATTCTGCGGTTTCTTGTCCATTAGTCATCACCCTTCAACAAATCGTCCAGACCGCGGTCTGCGCCATAAGCGGTCGCCGCGTTGTACCTCAGTAGCTCCTCAAACGCAACCTTATCCTCTTCCATTTGCCTGACCTGCTGTTCGGTATACTGGGACTCCGCGACGACCTTGGCCCTTTCGGTGAATTTTTTGTGGCCTTTCCATCCTAATACGAAGCCCCCGACTATAAGGCCGAGGGCGAATACGACACCGAGTGCGCCGTAAATGAAGTTCAGCATAGATACCTCCGCAATATAGAACGACCCACGTCCGAGGGATGAGCGGACATGGGTCGCCGGGAAAAGTAGTAGAGTGTCGAAACTGAGCAAGACGAATGGCGGTGTGTCGTGCTTTTTCTTTTCGC